AAGCCACGCATAAGTTACATGTCCCGATGGAAAAGTATTGTTCGCACCATCTATCTGCCTGGTCCAATAAAGCAGGGCATCCGATAGGCTATTGATATCGAATGGTATTCTGGGATAAAAAGACGGCAAAAATACATACGATATATTCAAAACAATAGCCGCGATGATACAAGCCCAGAAAGTATTCATAAAAAGCACCCTAGACTTAACCAAGAATATCATCGTAATTGTGATAACGGGAAGTAAAGAATGATATATCCAAATGTACTCTGTCATTAGTGGTATGGCTGTGTCGAGGGGAGTTAAGAAATCAAACTTATGCGTTGTTATAGCTGCTTGAATAAAGATGTAAGCACTAAAATAGAAGATCACCATAGTGACGAGATATCTTATCTTTGTGCTCGTGGACATAACAATCCCTCGTTGTCAAATAAACAAAAGCGAAGGTGCGTAAAAGAGTACGCACCCTCACTGTAATTATGTCCAAACTTATTAAAATACTTTTAAAAATTAATTAATTTGAACATTTATAGCCTGAGTCTCTGGACGTGTAGGCAAATTAATAGTTAGCAAGCCATTTTCATAGTTTGCTTCGACCTTTGAAAGATCTAAGTTATTGTCATAATTGACATAAGTCTTTTTAAAACTGCGACGGGCAATGCGACGCTGGTTTTCATTTGCACCATTTGAGTCAGCGGACACTGTGATCGTCCTTTCCTCTGGCTTTACCTCTACAAAAAGCTCATTTTTGCTAAAGCCTGCGAGTGCAAATTCCAAGGTTGTCGAGCCATCATCATTCTTGTAGATATCAGCGACTGGATAGCCCTGAGTAGTTCTATTGATAAGCGTTGGCATATCCAACATAGAATTAAAAATATCGTCAAAGACGCTTCGACCTAAAAGGGTTGGTCGGTATGTGGTTAAAGTAGTCATAACAATTTTCTCCTATTTTAGCAAGTTATGTTTGGTGGCCATAAAGCACCACCAAGTAAACAATAAGCACATAAAACAGGCAGTCAAGCGTTATTAATTAAAAAATACAGAAATACCTTGATCGTTCAGTTGAGATACAATTAGATATCTACTAAACGCTGATGATTCTAAGATGGACATATTAGACTGTGTTAATATTACTAAGTCTTTCTTATCTTTCTGAAAGACTTCATTAAACTTTAAACACTTCTTGCTTTCAAACTTCAAGCTATAATTTGCTGAATAGTTCTCACAAAGCATTGATAATAAAAAGTCTGACGTATCCGGTTCCCCTAAATAGTGGGATAGATAAGCACTGGTTAATCTAAGTTGTTCGTCTGCGTCATCCAAAACTAATTCTAGATAGTCTTTTTCTATGGAGAATACTTTTTCTTTTTTATCTTTTTTATTCATAAGCCTCTAGTTTACCTGTAATCGATTTCAGATCTCCAACAATATTTATTGCCGCTCCTGCTGTAGAAGATAAATTCAAGGATAGCCTACAAAATTCATTTCTTTCATCTAAATCTTGTGGCCATCCTAACTTCTGCATCTTTTCTTTCAAAGATGTATTCTCTCTTACTAGTACAACTTGTTCTGGATTTATAAAGACTTCTCTTAGTGAATATGTCCTTGACTCTTTGCCAGGTTTTGTTATTTCATAAATCTCTATAAATTGAACTAATCTCATGAAGCCTCTAGTTTGTAAACATCTCTCTTTTTAACGTACCAGGTCATACCGCGAAAGTAAACACCTAATTCAAAGTTTTTTGATTCTGTCACCAATAGATTTTTTGGCTCATTTAGAACACTGTAATTGCTTATGTTTAAATTTGAATCATAAATATAAAGAGCAACTTCAGAGGGAACATAAACTAGCTCACCTCTATCAATGCTCATCTGTTTCAACCTCATCTTTGACAGCATATTCTTCAATTAAATTGTCAACGGTTTCAATCACAGTCTCAGGGTCTAACTGTGGCTCTGGTTGTGGTTGATTCTGTTCATTTTGCTGCTCGTATTTTGCATTCTCGTAGCCAATTATAATACCACTCGATGAAGTGATTAAGTCTGCTGCCTCTGTAGTCTTATTCATCAAAGATTCTAGAGTGTTTAATACTTCCTCTGCATTCGCTTCATCATAATTAACTGATAAAGACTTCAGGTAAATATCTTTTAGAAGTTCTTTTATTTCTTTTAGAAATCTATTATTAATCTCTTGTGGTATATTTTCAAATTCAACTCGATAGCTTAAATTAACTTTCATAAATTATGTCTCCAATAATGTAATAATAACAAATAATTAAAAGTCTACTTAAATTTCAACTATTGCATAATTTGTTGTCATCAGCGTAGATGCTGCGGATGATGCATTTTGTAAGGCGACGCGAGTGACCCTGGCTGGGTCAACAATTCCTGCATCAACCATATTAATAAGTTCGCCATTAGAAAAATCATAACCTAAATCTTCACTTGACTGTTCAACTAAATTTAAAATGATGTCAGGCGATTCGCCAGCGTTCATAGCCATTTGTCTAAGTGGCTCCTTGATAGCTTCGCGAATGATTTCAACTCCCAGACTTTGATCGTCGTTATCAACGTCGACATCTAAGTTTTCAGAGGCGCGAACCAAAGCTGTGCCGCCGCCTGGAACAATACCCTCCTCTTGCGCTGCACGGACTGCTTCTAGTGCATCTTCAATCCTGTGCTTCTTTTCAATCATTTCAATTTCTGTAGGTGCGCCAACGCGAATGATGGCAATACCACTAGCTAGGCGAGTGATCCTTTCTTGTAGTCTTTCACATATTGTTAAGTTATCTTCTTCTTTTATTTGATTTTTGATAACTTCAATTTGTTCTTCTACTTTTTTGTAGGAACCTTTGCCTGACATGATTGTTGTCAAGCTTCTGCCAATCTCTATCTTCTTGCAGGATCCTAAGTTTTCTAACTGAACCTCTTTTAATTTAAGGCCGCTAGTTCTTGAAATATATGTAGCGCCTGTCGCAATACAAAGATCCTTCAATATATTTCGTCTCTCTTCGCCATATCGCGGGGCTTTGACAGCTGCTACTTTTAGAGTCCCTCTTGTAGCATTCATAATTAATGCTGCCAGTGCTTGACCTTCTACTTCCTCAGCTACGATTACCAGTGGCCTATTGTCTCTGGCTACCAATTCTAGCACTGGATAGATATCATCAACCAGTTCAATCTTTTGATCAGTAACCAAAAAGAATGGGTCTTCTAAGTTGCAGACTCCACGTCTTTCATCATTAACAAACGCCTTTGCAAAGTATCCAGAGTCAAACCGGAAGCCCTCTACAACTTCAAGAGTTGTCTCCATTGAACGTGCTGCTTCAATAGATATCGCACCATCTCTGCCTGCTTGGTCAATTGCTGAATTAATAAGCTCTGCGATGCTATCATCACCATTCGACGAAATCTTTGCGATATTTTTAATATCGTTTTGACTTGTGACAGGTTCTGATAAATCCTGAATAAATTCAACGATTTCTGCCACAGCCCTGTCCATCCCTTTCTTTAATTCTGTGGGTGATGAACCAGCAATTAAATACTTCTGTGCTTGTTCTAGAATAGAACGAGCTAGAACAGTTGACGTCGTTGTGCCATCTCCTGCCAAGTTGTTTGTTTGTGATGCTACTTGTTTAATAATCTGTGCACCAGCGTTTTCAAATGGATCTTCTAAATCAACAAAGTTGGCGACAGTTACACCGTCCTTTGTGATAATTGGACTTGCGTCTTTCTTATGAAGAATGACATTCCGGCCTCTTGGACCCAAAGTTGAAGCCACGTTATTGGCTAATTTATTTATACCACTGAGCACTTGGGTTTGTAAACCCATCCCATCTTGATACTTCTTAGTCACATTTACCTCTCTATGTGTTAGTTATCTTTCTTGTCTATCGTCTGAACAGCATTTTCAGTCGCTGTTTGCAGACGCATAGCGTCTTTTATTGCATCCATTGCAAATTGTTTTCTATTTTGTCCAGATCCCTCTGTGGAATCTAGAAAGTAATTATTTACGTTGTTTGTAAACTGTTGAAGTGTTGAGTATACAGGACCGATTGTTTCTTTAAGAAGATCGGCGTATGCTGACCAAGTTTGCTTCATTTGCTTTTCACCTATCATTAGTGTACCAACAACCCTGAATCCTGCAATCTTTTCAGCTTGCTTCCTAGTAAATTCAAATTGCTGGTTCTCTTTCACGCCGGGTGTTTGTTTAAGCGAATTAATAATCTGTTCTCTGTTACCTGATTCAATATTTCTTTTGACGATATCAACAACAGCCATTGAGCCAAACAGCTTCTCAGCTTTAGTGCCCTCAAATTTTTTGTCAGCGTGATCGAGTGTAAAAGGTCCAAATTGCTGTAACTCGTCATCTTCCATTTGTACAGCGCGAGCTAGAATCTTTTTTAGATCCTCGCCAGAGACACCGATCTCCTGTAGAAGCTCTTCTGACAAAACACTTTGTTCCACTGGCGAATATCCAAACTTTTTTACTTTTCTACCAGGGAGGAAGCCGTCCTTTGAGAAAATAATTGTTTTAACTGGCTTGCCCTCAGAGTTTAGTCTCTGCAAGATCTTTTTAAGCTCTGATGCACTTTTTATTTTTACGCCTTTTGATGTGACCTCTCTTAAGAAAGGAGCAAGAAAGACATCTAAAAATTTTGGTAGTGTAATCGTAAACTCACCAAATTCTAAGCCTTGATCTTTGCCAATTCTTCTAGCGTCTAAGTAAACAACGTGATCTAGTTTTTCAAAGTGAGCAACCATGTTAGCAAACGATCCTTTGACTCCTGTTTTCTGGCCAAGCAGCTTCAAAGAATAATGTCTGTCATTCAATATAACATCTGTAATTGGTTTACCTGATGCATCCATTCCTTCAATCTCTTCTGGGCTGGTAATTTGCACAGACTTGCCGCCAAACAATCCAGCTAAAAAGCCTTCAAAGATAAAGCCGCCAGCCGACTCAGTAAACTCTCTAAGAATTGATGATAAGATCTCGCAAACAACCATAGTCGATAAGATATCGCTCACGGTTGCTTCTTCTTTTTTGGTGGTTAAAATAGAATTTAAGGATTCTAATTTTTGTTCTAACGTGTTACCTTGAATCCTCTTCGTAAAGTTCTCGATGATGGCACGATCTTTTGTGCTCATCCGACCCCAATCTTCGGTGATCTTAATAGTAGGCAAAGATATATTGATATCTGAATAGTCTATCTCGGCTGACTTTTCCTCGAAAAGTCTAAACTCTTTTTCGATCATCTCTAACAGAGAATCAAGACCAACCTTGTTGGACATATGTTCATCGTAAAACTTATCTATTTTATCCATAGTTAAACCCTCTTTATAATTAGACAATTATATCTGCAATGCCCAACTCGACTGCTTCTTTTGCTGAGATGTATACGTTTGATTTTCTTTGCATTAGTTTTCTAATGTAAGCTGGTTTCATATTTGTCTCTGCTGCCAAAGAGTTGATGTAGTTTTGCTGAGTAAACTTTGCCTCTTCAAATTCATTTTCAATATCTGGCAAGTAGCCGTGCTGCCCTGCAAGAATACCGTGTATCATAACCCTGCAATTAGCTCCGATTCTTCTCTCGCCTTTGGTGCCTGCTGCTAACAAGAGAACGCCAGCAGACATAACCTTGCCAACGCCAAAGGTATGAATTGGTATCTCTTCCTTCATCACTCTCATAACATCATAAACGCCGAACATTTCACTAGCTGATCCACCGTAGGTTGAAACAACAAACTCAATTGGCTTGACGTAAATAGTCTCTTCTAATTCGCCAGTCTCTTCGTTCTTTTCAAACTTTGAGACTCTGCATTGTTCGCGCAGCATATACAAAGAGTATACAATTTCTGCACACTTTTCTTCATTGACATCGCCGTAGATGCCTGTAACTTTTGGTTTTTGATCTGCTTTTTGTCCGGCAGCTTCCATCAACATTGGAAGCACCTCTTCTAACGGCACAATCTCACCATCAACTTGCTCTTTGTCTGCTGGTTCCTCTTCTTTTTTCTTTTTTCTGGGTGCCATTATTTAGTTTCTCCTGTTTTTTTGTAGGTAGTACATCGCTTCATCCCAATTCTCGAACTCGGCTGTGTGTCTATATTTTGTTGGTATTATCTTTTTCAGTCCCATAATTGCTAGATTTCTCCATACATTGCGGGAACTATCATCTAATTCAGCCAGCTCGTCTGAGATTTTAAGAGCTGCTAGTGATATAACTACGCTTTCTCTTATAATAAGAACCGACTGACCCAAGTCAAGAACATATGAAAATATTCTATAACTAAAAATACCTGCCACAAAAAATATAAAAGCCTCTAACATTTTATTCTCCACAAATAAAAAAAGCCTACTACAATTAGCAGGCTTTTTTAAGTTCAAAGTATTGAATTTTTATTGCTTGCTAGCTTGAAGAAGTCTAGCAGCGACTCTGCGTGTGACTTCGTTGACGAGATCCTCTTCCAAGGAATCATCCTCCAAAGTCAAGTCAGCTTCTTCAAGAGCGGCATCGAGAGCATCCTCTTCAAGTTCATCGGCTGGCTCATCGTCACCACCCATGTCCTCGTCGTCTCCCATATCCATCTCTTCGCCAGCGTCGTCATCACCCATCTCTGGGGCTTCTTCGCCAGACTCTTCAGCAGAGACCTGAACGCCAGTCTCAGCTGTGATGGCATCAGCGATGGCATCGACAAGCGCCATAACGTCGACATCTTTATCTTGAGGGACTTCCATCTCCTCTTCCATCTCTTCATCGCGATCCATTCCATAGCTGCCTTCTTCCATTTCATCACGGTCGCCAGGGCAATGTGCTTCATCGATGTCCTCGGTCTCTTCCAACTTATCTTCTTTGTCGTGGACACCTTCTTCTTTGACATCTTTCTCATCTTCGTGAGCAGCCTCTTCCATTTTCTCGTCTTCGTCGCGACCCATTGCGTGAGCCATCTCTTCAAGCTCTTCGGTCTCTTTCATAAAGTTTTCGGTTAAGCCACCGATATTAGCTAACTTCATCATACGACGAGTAACTTGTTCATTAAGTAAGCGCTTCTTCATTGTTCAATACTCCTTGTTTTGCACAGATGTGCTAGTTCAATATAAATAGTACCTTAGCATTAGAAAAACCATTTTTTAATGGTTTGAAATATTTTTGGCTCTTTTGCTTAATTTAATTAGTGCCTTCTCTTCAATTTGCTTGACTCTGACAAAGCTAACACCTACTCTATCGGCTATCTGTCTGAGCGTCATAGCACCGTTATTTTTGATGGCGCGTTCAATACAATTATAATCTTTTTCGTAGTCTATCCATGATCTGCAATCTTTAACTGGGCAAGATACATCGAGTGTCTCACAAGTCTCTAAACACTTTTTCATAAGTCTGGGTGCTCCTTTTGTATTATATCAAATATACTTTCAATATCTGCATCGTCTAGTGCAAATTTAGTTTTATTTTGTAAACCTTTCTTTACAGAAAGTTTGTTCGAGTCTCTCTTTGCTTTGCCTTGGATAAGTTCTTTTTCTTTACATTTATCAAGAAAAGCTAAGAGGTCTGGATCGTTTTCAGTATAGCCTGTAATCATCATTCTAAAAAACTGAGATTGGTTTAAGCTATCGTGTTGCAATCTAACCCTGAACCTAGTCTGTCTATCTAAGGTATCATAAAATACAATCTTCTTCTTATCATCGGACATCAATATCTCCGCATAATGTGCGTGCTGCTCTCAACTTGGCCGGCAGCGGTCTGCCTGATAAAGGTTGACTTAGCTCGAAGCTCTGCCATTGTCCTGGCTCCCGTATATGAGAAGCCACTCTTGATTCCACCAGCGACGTCGTTAAGAATGTGTTCAACACTACCTTTATAGGGCACAGTGGTGGAAACACCCTCAGCTGTCGAAGACTTACCTCGCCAGTCGTTTTGTGCCTCAGACGACGCCATACCTCGATATACCTTAAACTTTTTGCCAGAGTTGCTGGACAAGACCTCGCCGGGTGATTCCTTTGTGCCGGCCAGCATTGAGCCAACCATAACAAAGTCTGCACCAGCAGCGAATGCCTTAACCATATCGCCAGTGGTTTTGATGCCGCCGTCAGCGATTATCTTTACATCGTGCGTACTTCTTGAACAATCTAACACGCTAGCGAGTGTTGGAATACCGTGGCCAGATACGAGTCGGGTTGAGCATATAGAGCCGCCACCGATACCAACTCTAATTGAATCGGCACCCCAGGATGCAACGGCATCAAAGCCCTCGCAAGTAGCGACATTGCCTGCCATAATATGATAGCTGTCACCAAGAACTTCCCTTAGTTTTGCCAGGGCTCGCCTCATCATAGAGTGATGTCCGTGAGCAACATCAACACAAACAAAAGATGCGCCGTACTCGCGAGCCATAGCTGCCCTTTCTAAATAATCACCAGTGACACCAATAGCTGCACCAACAAAAGAGCCAGCTTTGACTGGGGCACCAATAAGATCTGCTTGCTCTGCTATGGTATTGTATCTATGTATAATAGCTGAACCGCCGTGCTTCGACATTGCATTAGCCATAGCCACCTCGGATACTGTATCCATAGGGCTAGCGAAAACTGGAAGCTCTAGTTTGTTTTCAGCGTCCATTGCAGAAGAGATGTCGACGTGCTTTCTGCTTTCAATGTCACTGTACTTTGGTACTAATAATACGTCATCAAATGATAATGCTTGCTGCATCAACTACTCCTTCGAGACAAATAGTGTATCTGTCTGCGTTAAATAAACAAATTATATAATCCATAATGGATGGATCGATCTTCATAAAAACCTCTACTTTGAATGTTTATCAGCTATGCAATAAGCAGCAAATGCATCTGGCTTTACTTTACAGTCAAAACCACTACCTTTTGCATAACCTATCAACATATCTGCGAACTTTGCAGTCTTGTGACTGCTTTTACTTATGTCCAAGTGCAATTCTATCTTAACATCTGGGCAATAGTCAACTATTTTTAATCCCATATCGATTGAATCTTGAACTTCCATTGTTATTCTTTGTAGCAGTGTGTTAAATTGCTCAACTTCGGTGTTAATTCTTTTTACAAAGTATCTGTTTGTAAAGTCTGTCTCGCCAAGCAGGCAGATTGCAGTACAAAAAACACACTTTGCTTTTGTAATCATACTATCTGTGCCAACATATACTGTGCCCTTTTGCGAATTGTGCTCCCTGATGATTTCTATTATCTCATCAAAGTTCACTCTTTCGCCAGAACCTGTAAACCATTCAGACATTAACATAAATACATCTAAAACTAAAAACCCGAAACATTGGTTAAAATATGCTCCGTATTTGCAACAGAGGGGGCACACAATCCTGACGTTGTTTTTGTATCAGTGCTACCCAGCGAGCCTTCACCACGGCCTGACATTGTAATGTCGTCAGAATAAAGATCGCCTGTTGATTCTTTGGCTCGGAAATGAATTACTGGCACCAATACCAGCTGTGCAATCTTCGCACCCCTCTCAATGAACTGAGTCTCAGTGCCAATGTTGTGCAAGTCAATGAAAACCTCTCCATCGTATCCGCTGTCTACGATGTGTGCACCTACGACAAGTGATCGCTTTGCGCCAATACTTGATCGGTTACATACCTGCAACATATAGCCGTGAGGAATGCCAAACTTTAATCCAGTTGACAAGAGTCTATTCTCGCCAGTTTCAAGTTTTGCAACTGAAATCTCTGGATCTTGCGGGCAGAAGAAAACATCTAAACCTGCATCACTTGGATTCGCCCTCACTGGACTCTTGACACTCTTGTCCCTCTTGCTGAATTCGATTATCATCACTATGCTCCTGTTGTAATTCTAGCTCTTGTGCTTTTTTCATTTGCTCTTTGAGCATTTTCATAAAAGCTTTTGTCATTTTCTTCGCACGATTTCTGCGTATCTTTCTAGCTAAACTTCCCATAACTCTTATATAATAATAACAATCTTTCCAGTGTCTAGTGTTTTAATCTTCTAATTTCTTAGCAGGTGCTGGCTTGGGAGCTGGCACTGGTTCACGGGCCGGTGCGGGCTCAGGGGCTGGCGCTGGCTCTGGTGCTGGCTGAGGCTCAACTGCCTCCACTGCGGGTGCTGGTGCTGCCGCACGGGCTCTTGCTAATTTTCTTAATCTACGTCTTCTTGGGCTGGCCATAATATAGTCCTCCGTAATTCTAAATAGTTAATTAAATAGTAAAAATCTATTTTAAACCATTGGCTCTTTTAACAGCATCATCGATCGCTTGAGTCGCCTCATCAGTAACGATATTACCTAAGAACCAAACCATACCAATATTCATCTCTTTGCAGAGATCAACTTCGGGCGTATTCTTAACAGTCCTGTTGCCGCCATTGCCAAAAAAATCTGGATTAAGATCTTTCAAAGCTGTGCATACTGTCCCATCAGAATCATCGACATGTACGACGTCAAT